CTTAGTGGTACTCCCATTCCTAACAACGTCAGTGATTTCTGGACGCATCTCAAAGCGATTTGGAAGTACCCACTAAACTTCACCGAGTTTACGACCTACTTCTGCAAGACTTGGAGCGGACAGTTCGGCTTGCAAATTCTTGGCAACAAGGCCGAGCGCATGGATGAGTTCAAGACCGTGCTAAAAGCAATCATGCTCCGCCGCAAGGGCGAGGTCGTGCTGAAAGATTTACCTCCAATATGGTGGCAAGATGTGCCAGTCGAGATTGCTAATTGGAGCGACCGCAAACACATCGACGATCCACGCCAAGCCGAAGCGGTCGATATGATTCTCGCGCATTCGCTGACAAATCAAGACTTGTCTACCGAGATCGAAAGCATTGCCCCTCACATCGCGTCACTACGTCGCTTAACTGGTGCGGCCAAGGCAGCGCCTATCGCCACACAGATAGCGGGCGAGTTGGCTGATGATGCCTACGACAAAATCGTAATCTTTGCCTACCACACCGACGCAATCCAGACGTTGTACGATAGACTGAAAGACTTCAATCCGGTGGTAGTGGCAGGCGGTATGTCTTCCGCTGACCGTCAAGCGGCGATTGATAACTTCCAGACCGACCCGAAGGTGCGCGTCTTCATCGGCCAGATCACGGCCTGCTCCACCGCCATTACATTGACGGCTGCAAATCAGGTGGCGTTTGTGGAGATGGATTGGGTTCCGGCGGTGAACGCGCAGGCGGCTAAGCGTTGCCACCGTATCGGCCAGACAAAGCCCGTCATCGTGCGGACGTTTGGCCTTGTCAATTCTGTCGATGAGATTGTGGCTAAGACCCTAGCCAAGAAAGCCCAGATGATTTCTGAGGCTTTAGATTAAGAAGGGCCGAGGTGACTTCCAACTCCTCGGCCCTTCCCTTCCCTTCACTTAGAGCAAATCGTCAAGGTCGGAGATGTCTGCGGACGGACGTTCCGTCGCAGTGAACTCGTCCGCAGCAGACAGACGGCCATCCATACGGGGACCGTCGGCTACCTTCTGAAGATTGCCCAGTGAGAAGGCAACGCCATTGTTGCCATTGACGCTGTACGCATACGCACGCAGCGAGGCACGGACCTTGGCCCCCGGATAGATTTCCTTGGGGTCAGTGATCGGAGCAGGCTTGCCGTTCTCGCCAGCAAACTTGCTGACCACACCGGGGGCTTGCTTAGATTTGACGTTCATGAAGACCGACCCTTCAGGGTAGCCCTTCTCTTCGCCATCGTTACGGAAAGGCATACGGATTTTGCCGCCTTCCATTAACGATTTGGTCTTGTCTCCCCACTTTTCCTTAGCAACAGACGCCGCAACCGCTTTCAGTTCGGACATGTCCGTCCCGTCAGGGAATACAAGGCAGCAAGAATAGACTGGCTCACTTGCACCCGGCGGAATCTGTGGTTCAAACACATGCGGATAAGAGATGATTGCTTCAGGTGTAATAACTTTTGACATCGGTGTTTCCTTATTCAACGGTAAATTCGTCTGCTGCCAACAGGGCAACAGCCGGACGGTTATCTGTATCAGCGACCATAGATGTGCCGGATGATACAGCTATAACGAGCGAGGCAGGCAAGTTCTTCTTACCCACAAGGCGCTCGATCTGCGGTGGCGACTTCAACTTCTTTTCGTAGATGTCGTCGTCATCGAGACCTTCTTCTGTGGCCCAAGCCACAAACTCTTCCTCAACCCGCCAGCGGCGAGTCGGTCGTTTCTCAACCAGCTTGTAGCCGGGAAGTTCCGCGCCAGCGTCAAGTATGTTATTGGCGTGGCGGCGCAAAGACTTGATCCATTCTTCAATCAGCGGAACCCTTTGCAGGAAGTCCGCTATCTCTTGAGGGGATAGGTCATTGATGTTTCGCACTGTGCCGAACTCGTCTTGTGCGATCTCAAGGGCGTTGTTGCGCAGAGCCGAACAAGTTCCTGCTGCCAGACAGAATGTGCAGTGCTTACCAGATATGCGCGCTGCGTCTGGCTTCATGGCTTCGTGCGCTGCGTCAATCAGTTCGGTTCCAAAGTCCATGATCTCGTCACGGCTGTAGCTATACTGACGCACCGGCCCATCGTGGTGCATGGCGCGTGGCTGCACAACAACCGTGATAACCTTATTGACTGGAGCCTTCTCGCCTATCTCAAGGATAGCGCCAAGCGCATAGTATTTAAGCTGCTCGTTGTCTGTGACTTCAACCGCAACGCCTTGGCCGTGCTTATAGTCGATGACGTAAAGCGTCTCGGTTGCTTTGGCGTAGATAATACAGTCAGCCGTGCCGAACATCGGCATGGGTGGATCAAGTTTGTCTAGGCTAAAGCGTTTCTCATAGCGGCAGATGCTTGGTTCCGATGTGGCCACATCTCGAATGTAGTCGATGTAAACCTGCACCGCACGGGCCATGTTGTCGTCAACCTTGTGGCCGTTATGCTCTTGGCCAATGAAGGCGAAGGCATCTTCATGTCCATTGACTAAGCAGAACTCACCGAGTTCGTGCGCTGCCGTACCGAGTTCAGCGTATGGCGAACTCTCATTAGGGAACGGAGCCTCGGCTTTAAGTGAACCTGGGCAACCCATGCGGCGCTTTGCATTCGACGCGCCAAACTTTGCGTGTTCTGTCATTTGCGATACCTCTTTCCTTCTTTGCCTTCGGCGTTGACTGGGCATCCATCCGCCCATGCCGGAACTCGTGTCATGATTTCAATCATCTCTTCAAGCGAACCAAAATCATCTGGCACTTCGCTAATGATTTCATCGTGTACGGACAGGATTACGTTGTAGCCTTTAAGTTCCAACGCCATCATGGCCGTGGCCATCAGGTCGCGGGCGGTCGCTTGCACCACATTCTCCGTCAATAGACCGCCCCAGATTATCTGGGACACCCACTGACGCGTCACACTATTCAGCGTATCGACTTGGGCTGTGTCGCGCATAGCCCCCCAAGGTGTCTCTCGCTGAATGATGCGCGGATTGTGGTACGTTAGCGACCGCCCGCTAGGTAGTGGGAGTTCGACCGACCCAACACGGCCTGCTCCCTTCACCATCTCTACAAAATCGTTCTCACTATCACGCCAGTATTGCGCGATCCGATTGTTCTTCTCGCGGTACACGGAGACAATGCGCTTGGCTTCGTCCTCGTCTACATTGATACCCATCGTTGCGCACTGCTCGGCAAAGCGTTTGCCGCCCATGCCATAGCCACAACCCAAGATTGCCATCTTGCCAACTTGGCGCTGCCCGTCTGTCACGCTCTCTACGTTTACGTTATAGATGGCCGATGCCATTTCTTTGTACACGTCCCCGCCATTGCGGAACGTCTCAACCAGATCAGTCTGCCCAGCTATCCACGCCAAGACACGCGCTTCAATCGCGGAGTAGTCGGCAAACATAAGGCGGTGGCCATCGTCGGCAATCAGCATCGAGCGTAACAGGTCGGAAGCTAGGACCGTTCCGGCCCCATATTCTGACACATCCTCGTCAGCCTTTAGCTTGGCGATGATCTCGTCCAACTCGGCTTGCTTCTTTTGCGGACGTGGAAAGTTCTGCGGCTGCACCAGCCGACCAGACCAGCGGCCCGTTGCCGCGCCATGATACATAAGAAGGCCGCGCATACGGTCATCGGCGTTAGCCGCGTTGACCATTGCCTCATACTTAGCGGTGCTAGACTTGGCTCCGTCTTGGCGTAGTCGCAGCACCTGCTTGATGATGGGGTGTAGCTTCTCCATGCCCAGCATCCGCGTCACGGTCTGCTTGTCCACGGAGTTCACCTTTAACCCATAGCCACGAAGCCACGCAGTTAAGTCCATTGCGTTCGTTGCTGCTTTGACCTGGCCGTTAGTAAGGCGCTTGATCTCTGCGTCGATATTCTCTGACGCGGAGTTAGCAAGTTTGCTAACCCGTTCGATGAGGTCAAGGTCAACCTTAACGCCACGGTCGTTGATGCGCTGGTCAAGTTGATAAAGACGACGCTCACTGTCGGGCATGTCGTTCAGTGTCGCAGCTACGGATAGTTCTGTTTTAACATCTTGGATGCAGTACGCTACTAGCGTATCGATCTTGTCTTTCGTGTTCCACCAAGTATAGCTGCCGTCGGCGTTCACCTTACGGGGCCGTGCCATCCGGAGCATAAGGGCCGCGCCAGCTTTGTCCTTCTGTTCTTCAACGCCAAGGACAGACGCCGCTTGGCCTAGTGCGCGAGGTAGCCCCATCGCGCTGGCCTGCGCCATTGTGCAGCGCCATTGTTTAATGCCGGTGCGGGGCCATTGGTAGCGGCCAACCATGATCTCGTTCCAGATCGTGCGCTCGAAGTTCGCGTTCCATGCCGAGAGCAATCCGCCTTCAACGATCCAATCTTCAAGGCTCACATCCATCTCATCGCCAGGCAACCATACCTGCACGTCGTCAGACCACGGGGCCTTGTATGCCATGCACCAGATGTCGGTTGAGGGATCGGAGGCGTACTTATAGACACCCGTCTTGCGGAGATCGACGGCGCTGCGCGTCTCGAAGTCGATTGATACGGTCACAGCGCACCCCACTGATCCGCCATCGCAGCGGCGATGCCCTTAAACGTAGTGCTGCGCAGTTTCCATCTGTCGGCTGATGGTGGTAGATAATGAAGACGCTGGCGCTGATTATCTGGCAGCGCCATCATTGCTTCTTTGACGTTATCCGTCGGCACTAGAGGCGGAAGGTTCTTTAGCCATAGGCATGTAGCTTTCTGTTCCATGTGACCAAACATCCACGGCTGGATAGTCTGGGTCTGTTGCATACCACCAATCCGTTCTTTGGCGTATTTATGCATCACCGGATTCTCAATGGCGATGCGCTTGATTGGCACATCCCAAAGAGCCTTAAAGAAAGCAGCGCCTTCATCCAGTTTGGCCCAGCGTGTTGGGTCTTTGTGCAGCCAAGTAACCCCAGCGTTGGTCAAGTAAGTGCATGGTGGGTGGGCTATCATCAAATCCCAATCATGCCCATGCGCAAGCACAAGAGCGTCACCTTGGATATGCCAATGCGGATCACCGTCCGTCGGCAACAGGTCACACGACCAAGCGTCGTGTCCTTTAGCTCGGAAAGCATCTCGGACTGTTGCGCTGTACTCGCAAGCCACTAGAATTTTCATGCTGTTCTTTCCCTCTTTTTCGTCGGTGTCACGTTTGCTTTCCGTATAGCTGGCACAGAACGCATAGCGCCGTCAACAAAAAAAAGTTCTTGCGTTCGATATTCAAACTGTGCCACCCAAGAAGGGCAACAAGGGAGTAAGGGAGATTATGGTTAAAAGACTTAGCACATGGCAGCCCGAAGAGGACGCTATGCTCAAAGAACTTTACGAAAACAACATGGCGTCTGAGCAGATTGCGCAGGCGCTTGGCCGTACCGTCGAGTCCGTTGACAATCGGCGTAGGAAGACAGGACTAAAGCGGAACTTTGTTTTGGAGAAAGTTCCACCGCCGGACGACTTTGTAGGGATGTTGAACACCATGAACGTATCGCAACTTATGAAACATCACGGACACGCTAGGTCTGTGATCTGTCGTTGGATATTTGAACTTGAACTTACAACTATAGTCAGGGGCGGTAGGAAGAAGGTTATCCCTTCTAACTTCGACACCGTGGCCCCGACTATGACTTGCGCCGAACTAACGCGTCTATACAATGCCAACCGCGCAACGATTGTTGGTTGGCTTAGAGAACGTGGGATCACTCCGCTGTCGATTTGGGATCGTCGTGAACTAAACGCCAACCCCGTTCCGGCTAAGACCGAGGAAGATACCCCTGCTACTCGGCGTGAGTTAAGTGGTCGCACGAAATTGGTGGCCGTTGAAGCGGCAAAGTTTCTGCGCCGCTATCATCCGTCAGTCCATCGCGCAGATATAAAGATGTTTGAGCATTCATCTCATACATGGGGTGACGTTAACAATGTACCCTTTCGCGGCGTCAATCAGTATTATGTCGCAGGTAAAGGCATCATGTGGAGCGATGACCTCATTGCTTACGCTGAATCAAGAGGCTTTAAGATTAAGGAGTTAACCTAATGACACGTCCAACTAAAACTACTGAAGAGAAAACGCCTGTCGTGAACGAGAAGGAAGCTATCATTGCTTGGCTTCGTTCTGGCAGGATGAATATGTTTGAGCGCAGCACACGTTGGCTGGCGGATCGGATTGAAGCAGGGGAGCATTTGAAATGAAACAGGTATTAGCAGCACAACTGGCCGAGTGGATTGACAACAACACAGATGGCTATGCCAAACGCGATGGCAACAGAATAAATATCGAAGGCAGTATTGATGCCTACGAACTTGCACTATATGTTCAGTCGCTTGGCGCGGGGAAAAGCACAGAGCAAATCCTTAACGACAACCGGACTTCATATACCGGACGGAGTTTTGCTAGGGGGGTCTAGTAATGAGTAAGATTAGATGGAAGGATGAAAAACAAACGGTAGAGTTTGTTCCAGTATTCATCATCGGTTTTGAAGAAGACTTTGAACGCGGCGTAGTATTAACAACAGCCGCGTACAAAATACTAGACGAAGCTGAACCAGACTTCGCACTTTACGCCATAGACGCAGCGGTAGATATATTGATGCAGAGGCGGGACGAAATTGAAAAGAGGGAGTTGCACTGATGAAATTCAAGACACTGTATGAGATTGGCTTTACCGATCTCGTGTCCGTTATCCCACCGAACGCTGAGTTGTCAGCCATGTCCAAAATCCAAGCGGATCAGGCAGGCAAAGCACCGGGTCGGTTGAATGCACAAGGCACATGGGGCGGCTACGGCTGGCAGGACTACACGCCGACAGCGAATGATGTCGAACGGTGGGACCGCAGCCATGCTAATATCGGCTTGAAGGCAAGCAAATACCCTGCGGTTGACATTGATGTTGTCAACGAGGGGCTGGCTAGGGTCATTGGTGATATGGCGGTGAAGGCATTGGGCAAAGCCCCGATGCGTATTGGCCGGTTCCCCAAGCGCCTGTTCATGTATCGCACCGAAGAAAAGATAGGCCGTATGCAGGTGCGGTTCCGTGATGGTCGCGGGGTCGAGCAGCTTGTAGAGTTTCTAGGTGACGGGCAGCAGTATGTCATCGCAGGTATACATCCTATCACTAAGGAGCCTTACAGTCTCGATGTGGACCTGACGCAACGTGGCCCGGCTGGCTTGAAGTTGGTGACGCGGGAGAAGATTGAGCGGTTCTTTGCCGACCTGACTGAGACGTTGGAGATGATGGGCTGTATCATTATCCATGCGGATAAGACAGCGCACAAGGCCGTCGAGCGCCAGTCGGTAGACCAAGTGTCTCTCACTGCGCCAAGTCTTACCCATGTCGTGGCCGCAGTGGCCGCTATCCCGAACACAACGGAAAACTTCCCTGACCGTGATGATTATATCCGTATGGGTTATGCTATAAAAGCAGCATGTGGCCCAGACCATGAGCCGGATGCGTTCGAAATATTCGCAGCCTGGGCCGAGCGTTGGGAAGACGGCGTTAACTCGCTCGATACTATCGAAGCAGACTTCGGTCGTATGCACCCGCCGTATGAATTGGGTTGGGACTGGCTGGCGGGTAAAGCGGCGGCCTTTGGCTACAAGCGCGAGGTCGATGAGTTCGAGGTGTCGGACTTTGATGATGAAGACTTCGGCATGGTGGCCTCGGCTGGTGAGACGCCGATAGAGTATAGTGACATTGCATTGGCGCAGCGCGTTGCACGGCTACACGTTTCGGATATTCGATTCGTTGTGGGCGGCATGGGCTGGGTCGCATGGGACGGCAACAAGTGGGCGAAGGACGAGGCCAACAAGCACCTGTCCATCGTCCGCAAGGTTTGTGCGAACGCGTCGGCTGAAGCCTTGGAGAAGATCGAAAGCCCGCAAAAGGGTGAGCGTATCGCGCAACGTGTGGCGTCATACAATGTGATTGCAAACGTGGCGAAGCTGGCGGCAGTCGAGCCATCGATGCAGGCAACCACCGAACAGCTAGACGCGGACATCTATATCCTCAACACCAAGTCGGGGATGGTGGACCTGAAGACCGGCGTGTTGTTTGCGCATGACCGTTCGCGCATGTGTACAAAATGCACATCGGTTGAAGCAGACTTCAGCAAGCCAGCGCCGCAGTGGCAAGCGTTTCTAAATGAGGCTTGCAACGGTGATAGTG